AAGCGGCGCCCAAAACTTAGCGAGTAATCGCGAAGACTGGTTGCGCTGGCTTGGACACACGGGTGGAGATGCTGGAGATCACCATGTAGACCGCAATGGACAACAAGGTGGTGAGGATCGCAGTGAGACTGTACTGGGTACCGCCGTTCTTTGGCACCTTGATCACTTGCTGGATGATCCATCGGACCAAGTCCATCCAGCTCATCGCGGCAGCGAAGGAGAAGCCCGCAACAATGGAGTTGAGGGATTGGGTTTCCAATTCTTGGGTAACAAGGTTAACAGTCTTGAGAGCTTGGGCGGTCATGTCAGCCATTGTGAGAGTTTTATATTATTGACATAGAAATTTATTTACTCTGGTAACAGCTCCTCCTTCTGGATAATTTTTTTATATTTCGTTTTCCTGACTATATTTGACTTTGCGAAGATTTGTTCCTCCTCATCATCAGAATCTCCATCGGTACTACTATCTTCATCCCCAGTAGCCTTGAATGACTTATATTCAGAAATTGTCCAACCCTCCGGAACCGATGTACTCATTACTATTAATAGCATTTTTTAACATCTCTTCTACCGGACTTTGTGGTACCCATTGACTCCACCGATCGTAGGCTTCATTCATCTGCCTAAAGGTGGTGTCATCGCCTGAGTATCTCTCAAATGGGGGACAGTCCTCTGGTTCAACTTCTTCCAAATCCTCTTCGTCTGAGGAATCAGAATCATACACCTCTGGGTAGAGAGATCCAATATTTTGACCAACCGTATACATTGCACAATACTTAATTGCGTATTCCATATCTTCTGGGAGCACCGTGTCACGCCCACACGCTTTGGAATATTCAGCTGCCAAGACCATACTTTTCTCAAGGACTGGGAGAAGGATACCAATGAGAGCATTCTGTTGGGACTCCTCGTAGCCCCCTGAAGATTCACCAAATCCAGTCTTCATCATATTAATATTTCAAATCAAAAAGAGTTTGGGCAGTTCCCTCACTTACGCGAAGAATGTTGTGACTGAGAGCGTATACTCGGACTTGTCGTGTATAATCCGCACAGGGGGTCAGACTTAGGTTGAGTATTTGTTCTTTTACAAGACTGAAATTGATTTGTCCTGTGGGATACCACTTTTCGGGTTCAAGGGCAAAACTGTAGGAGTAGAACCGCCTGATGAGTTGTGTCTTAGAGTGATGGATAGCTGCTTGAACCGCCTTGAGGAATATAACACCCCCTGTGTCTTGTGTAATTATTGGTTGTCCATCAAGGTCAAGTGTGAGGTAATCAAGGTTTTCATACAGGATATATTTACCACCTGTGTCTGCGAGGGTATTATCATAGTCAAATGGTGTTATGAATTGCCCCTCAGCTGTGCCCACGTCACCCTTTCTCTGGATCACAAAGTAGAGTTCCTTCACTGGATTGTAAAAGTCCAACTTGAATTCAGCATCCTGTATGGCTTGATCTACATCAAAGATGTTTTGTTGAATTTGTGTGATGACATAGTCCCTCTTTTCATTCTCCACTTTGAGTCTCTCACAGGGATCGAGAAAGACAACTTCCGCACAAAGACTAAAATTTTTAAGGTGAATACTTCCAGGTGTCACAGGTTGAAGTGAACCATCACTACCTTTTATGATGAGGTGATCGTGATTGCGTATTTTGATTTCAACTTCAACTTCTTGTCTTTTGATGGCGCAGATGGGTATAGCCAACTCTGGATTGTTGTAAAAGTAGAATGGGAGATCCACAAAGAATTCATCCTCTTCATCTGCCTGCCCAATTGAACCCAATATATCCTTGTCGGAAACTCTCGTATCAATTGTTCGTTCTGGATACTTTCCAATGAGTTGTTTGAGAGCCCTCTGTTTTGTCTGTGTCACACAGTGTTCTGAATATATCTGAAGATAGTCACTCGTAATTCTCTGTATAATCTTACCACCCACAATGAGATCCACATATTCAATGAGGGCGTGTCCAATAGATTCTATAAATCTTGGATCCGTGTAAAGCACCGTAGAAATTGTGGGTAACGTCATCTTCACACTGAGTGTCATCAATAAGTCCCCAATATTTTGAGCCACCTTAAATCTGGCTTTACCACCAAAATCTGGAACAGTTTCTGAATCTATGTCTACATATTCTCTTGCAAAGTTTGAATGCTTCTTAAAACTTTGCAAAAAGTATGTATAGTCTGGGTCTATCGTAAAAAACCTGTCTTGAGCACCAGATGCCAAGAGCTGAACAACACCAGCCATTACTATTATAGCATTCTAAAATTTTAAACCAGCTAAACCACTTTCAATGCGAAGTATATTGTAATTCACGGCGTATACTCTGGTATTATTGTCATCACTATCATTGATTGGGTTTATGTGTACTGTAAGGAGTTTGTGAAAGATGCGACTCATATTAACTTGTCCAGTTGGGTAGTATTCTTCTGGTTTGAGGGCAAAGCTGTACATCCCAAACTCAGATTGTTTATAGTCTGTTCCTGGTACGTACTCGGGTGGACTAATGTGATGTTTGAGAGCTTGTTCATATACAATGAACTTTCTACCTCTATCAAAAACAATTTCATTATTGAATTGAAGTTTCACATTTGTGAGTATATTATATCTATTTGGGTAATTTGCCCTCACCGCTGCTTCAGACTGCGAGACAAAGAAGAGTTCCCTCACTGGATGTGAAAAGTTGATCATCACCGATTTTGTATTTTCACCAGCCTTCATCACAAAGTTTGACATCTGAACTTGAGTTACAACGTAGTCAAGTGGCCTTGACATCATATAATTTCTCTCGTTGTCAGTCAGAAAGACAAACTCTGTATCAAGGGAAAACTTTTTAAGATTTGCTGTAGCATTTTCTGGGGTAGCACCACTCACAAGTTGTGCGAGAGGTCTCAATTTTATCCGAACTTCAACCATCTGTTTCGTGAGAGCACACGTTGGTATAGCGAGGCTCGGATTACGGTAAAAATAGAATGGAAGATCCATAAAATATGTGTAGTCACCTGTATGCCCAAGTGTTCGACCGTGACTATTTAGAAAATAAACGGTCTGATCTATGTCATCATCTGTATTGTGGAGTTGTTGGTGGATATAAATGTACTCACCCGTAATCTTCTGAACAGTCTGACCACCAATGAGAAGTTCGGCACTTTCCACGAGATGTGATATGACAGATGGACACCATTCATACCCAGACGAGGGATCATCAAGTGTGACTTTGATCGTCATATTTTTAATCAGGTCACCCCTATCATTTGGAACACGACAGGTAATAGTTTTACCGAATGTTATGTCTCCATCAAATTGACTCTCAATATAATTGATGGCAAACTTTGTATGTCTTCTAAAATTCATCAGGAAATATGAAAATTGTGGATCTCCTGTGAGCCATTGATCTGGAAGTCCAGTGGCAGCAAGTCTCAAGCGACCTGACATTCCTATAGTATGTGAGTAAAATTTTGCTAAATAAAACGGGACACTACTGTAGAATGAATCTTCAATTGAGGAAATTCAAACCCGAGAATATGTCAGATGATCGGGTGTGTGTGTTTATTGGAAAGCGAAACACGGGTAAGTCGACGCTGGTCAAGGATATTATGTTCCACAAGAAACATATACCAGCAGGGATAGTCCTATCAGGGACAGAAGAGGGTAATCACTTTTATGGTGAGTTTATTCCAGACCTCTTTGTGTATGGTGAATACGATAGAGATGCTATAGAGCGGGTTATAACCAGACAGAGAAAGATAGTAGGAACAAAGGGCAAAAGTATATATAATGGTGCCTTCATGCTCCTTGATGATTGTATGTATGACTCAAAGTTTCTCAAAGACACGTGTATTCGCCAATGTTTTATGAATGGTAGGCACTACAACATCTTCTTTATGCTTACAATGCAGTATGTTATGGATTTACCTCCAGCATTGAGAGCTAATGTTGACTATGTGTTTATACTCAGGGAGAATATCATCCAGAATAGAGAAAAGTTGTACAAATCATTCTTTGGTATCTTCCCCAGCTTTGATATGTTTTCAAAGGTGATGGATGCGTGTACGGAGAACTATGAGTGCCTCGTGTTAGACAATACTGTAAAGTCTAATAAGATCACTGATTGTGTGTTTTGGTACAAGGCTAAAGTTAGGACTGGGTTTAGAGTTGGGAGTCCCAACCTCTGGAAACTGCATAGTAAGATGTACAACCCAAAGTATTTGGATCAGAAGGAGGACGACGCGAAGAAGGCAACTAAAAAGACGAACCTCAAGATTACAAAGACGAGATGATGAAGAGAAACTCTGTAACTTTTTTAGGACGATTTTTTAGATTACGCCCACCCTTGTAGCAACTATAGTCAATCTCAATTTTTTCATATGTATATGGTTTTAGGATTTCTTCCCATTCATTTGGGGTAATGAACCCCTCATTATTGTAGGACACCAAGGTATGTTTAGCTTTCTCAGTCGCGAGTCTCAAGGTAAGTTCCATAGCTTCCCTAATTTTGTTCTTATAATTGTACTGACTTTTGTTCCAGTCCCCGGGGATACCTGATACTTTTGAAACTGTATGAGGTCGCTCATTGGTACAAATAAGGTTAAGCATAAAATAGTTTGATCCATATGGATGTTGATTGTAGGGTGGATCCAAATAAATGAGATCCACTTTGGGGAGCTCCCTCAAGAAGTCACAGGCATCTTGACGCTTCACCTCAACTTCCCGAGCAGGTTCAAACCACACAGGACATTCAACTTCAATCCTCTTCGTGATTCTGTCCAGGGCGTGTCCACCTTTACCACCCCAACCACCTTTGTGAAACCCCTTGAAGACTCCAGAAGTATTTGTATGAATGCTTGCCTTTACCAGGAGTGAACCGAGACAGTATGGTTTAAGGTGTCCCGGAACACACTTCTCAATATATTCCAACATTCCATCAATCCTCCTCCCATTTTCGGGGGTATAAAACTGTCTCTCTTGGGACGCATACATATCAGTCACAAAACCAACTTTATCTGGACATCTATTCATTTCATTAATATGATGAACAATATCATCTGTATCAGCCCATGAGGGGGTCACCAAAAAACACTTTGAGAGAATTTCGCAATAAAGTTCAAGATCATTTACATACAATTTTTTAGAGTGACCCAGCAGCATTCTTGAGATAACTCCAGATCCAGAGAACGCATCTACACACGTTTGAGGTTGAAGTCTCTGTACAACGTCTTCAATTGTATTCACAAGTTTCCTCTTATTCCCAATGTATGTTATCATTGGTTGATGAACATATTTATTCATTCTTAGAGTATAATTGTGTGAAATCTCTAACTCAAAAACATAGGACTATACTAAATGTCTACGGATATTAACACCTTGAACCTGGCAGACAATGGTGATGGAATGGTACCACTCAATGACAGTCGATCGACTTCGTTTGTGAATAAGGAAGCGTTTTCACAACCTGAAAAAAATGTGAGTGAAAATAAACAGACGATGGACTCCACCCCAATTAATGATCTCATGATGGAACCACCAATGATGATGGAAGAGCCCAGGATGCAAGGCATGATGCCACAAATGACAGCCCCACAACCTCAGGGTGCGTATGCGATGCCACAAAAGGAGGCGGTACCAGAAAGCAAGAACCCACTCAACCTCACGGACGATCAAATGATTGCCCTTGTTGCGGGTCTCGCGGCGGCTCTCGCGGTGTCTAAGCCAGTTCAAGACAAGCTTGTCACTTCAATTCCCAAGTTCCTTAACGAACAGGGAAGCCGAAGCATGGTGGGCTTGGCTTCAACCGGTTTGGTTGCTGCTGTGGTCTTCTACATGGTGAAGGATTACATCGTGAAGCCCTGATTTGACTCCCAACCCATATTTGAATAGATTGAGTTATCAATACCCGAATAATAGGTAATCAAAGCTCCTACGGTGAACGCCACCATGAGCAAGGCACTCAACTTAAGTGTCTTGCTTTTGTCACTCCCATACTCTTTTATCGCATCCTTCGTATCACCCATTGTGAGGTTGATACCATATGTAATGATCAACGCAATGAGACTTGACGTCAAAAAGAATAGACGATCTACCGCGAGTCTTGGAATGCTACCAACAATGAGACGCAACACATTTGGTATAACCACAGTGAGCCATACAAGATTTACCACATAGTTATTAGTCATGTGTGGAATAAGTGTTACTCCATACACACCAAGCCAATAGACTATAACCATAATCAAAACGTTAAATGGCGTCTTCATTTAATGTAGGACAAGAAGATTATTTATCCTGAACGTGTTGTCCACAGAACTTGGTTCGTTCAGGGATCTTTTCGTAGATACCCAACTCCACGCACATGTCACGAAGTTCAAGGTAATTATTCCAGAACTGATCTGAATGGGAATACTCATCAACTGTACAGTGTGCCAATTCGTGTATGAGAACGTGGAATATTTCATTTGGCTTACCATCCAGGCATAGAGCAATTTCTTGTCCTTTGTTTGTATTGTAGCCAACAGTATCATTCATGGTGATAAATCCCGTGAGTGGTACACAACGAACTAACATTTGATATTTGGGGTGACCTGTAGACGCAATATGTTCACGGAGGATGCGGTACTTCTCCTTGACCTCAGTGAGTTCCTGGGGTTCCCTAGTTTGGGAGAGTATCCAAAGGTTGACGAGGATCAATACAATGAATGCGATCATCTCTTATATACAAAGATAAATTTGCTATACAGTTCTGAGATTGGGTTTCCTGTGAGACCCTCCCACAATTCTAATGTAAATCCCATCTCCTCCAAGTGTGTGACGAGGAGGTCGCGGTACGCTATTGGTTCTGTTTTGGGTCCATCGGCATAAAATGGGGTATCCACCAGGTGTACATACAACTTTTCACCGTAGCCACCATTGCCGTGGGTCTTCATAAGAAAGAAGTTACCCATATCATCTTGGAGAGGTGTTCTAAATATGATCTTTTCTGAATCTGGTATAATCCCTACAAGACGTCCACCAGGTTTCATTCTCTTCTTAATTTCTCTCAAAGAACTAAAAAACTTCCCCTGTGATTCAAATATATAGTGAAGTGAAAAGTTGTAGCACACAATATCAAACTTTCTATTTGGGCAACTATGAATATCTCCCTCGTAGAAGTTCACCCGCATATGCATATTTTTCGCGCGGCTCCTGGCCTCTATGAGGGCTGATGGCTCTGGGTCGCACATACTCATATTTGCCCCACACTTGTGCCACTTTTGAAGATCACCACCGAAACCGCACCCAACATCTAAGATCTGACTACCCTCCCTAGTGACACTCTGTATGAGTTCCCTCTTCGCATTGTTATGGTTTCGGCGGATCTCTTCCATCTTATGAACATCTGGTTTCATTTCTTTTACTTAGGAACTCCAATGTCAAA